GAGCGCCGTCAGGACTGCTATCCTGTTTAAACATTCCGAAAACTTGTTCGACATCATTATATCCATCAATCATTTCTTTTTGGCGAGGAGTCAATAAGGCTAAGACTTCGTCGGACACTTCGTCTGATTTCTTTTTAATGCTGATAGCCGAAACTTTCTTAGCAGTCATTCCACCATTATTTTTAGGAGTGCTTGCGTTTAATAATTCTGAAAGTGAATCGCTAAGACCTGTGAGAAGTCCCATCGACGAGGCAATCTTACCAGACATTGACTGACCTTTCATTGCGTCATCCATAGCCATCTTGCGTTTAGTTTTAACTGAGCCAACGAAGTCTAAATATATGGAGTCGACCTCCGATTGGAAATAAGCGATTTGCTCAGGAGTTAAACTTGTTCCCTCCAAACCAGCCGCTTTCATAGGGGTAGCCGAAGATTTAATCACTACGGCCTTAACGCCCATATCAGCGTATGCCTGCGACACATCGATTAAATTCATGTAGACACCGATTGAACCGACATCAGCTGAAGGGCTGGCGATTACGCGATCAGCAGACGAGCCTAGCCAGTAAGCTGCGGAACACATCATGCCGTCAGTGTAAGCGATTGTGGGCTTCGATGAGTTAGCAATTTTGCGAGCTACTTCTTCAACACCACCGACAACACCACCGGGCGAGTCGATATGGAAAACGATTGTCTGTACTTCGCCATCAGCGAGGAATGCATCGATTTGAGCAGATACTAAATTTAAATCGCTAGCACCAGTCATGCGCTCGAAAGGAGTTAAGCCTTTACCTATAGGGCCAACTACAGGAATTACTCCGTAAGTGCCGACCTTGTAAGGCTTAGGCATTTCACCAAAGACCTGAGCGATTAAATCTGTGAAGCCGAATTTCTCAGCGTCGACGGCATACTGCTTTGCGATTACTGGGTCGATGAGCATCGGGCTACGACCATTAAGTGCTTTGTTTATAAATCTCATTGTAAATTATTCTTGTTCAGGGTCTTCGTTTTGATTCATGAGTGCCTCTGGTGAAGAGTTGTCATCTTGAGGGTCGACGTAAGCGTTAGGTGCTAAAGGTGCAAGTGTACCAGGTTGAATGTTGGTAGGCTTATAAAGCATCTCAACAGGAATGCCGGTTGTCTTCGCAAGGTTCACGATAAAGGACATATCCTCGGCTCGCTTTGCCATTTCACTGCGGAAGTCTAATCCGCGTTGTGCGTAAAGTTCAGACATCGAAATTAAACCGAGTTCCATATCGGCACGGTCGTTCGCAGCTTCACGGCCTGCGTCAACGGTTACGCGCTTAGGAGTTGTCCAAGATACTTTGTTCCACTCGGGATCGTCAGGTAAATCACCATTCGCAATAGCGTCACCGATAATATAACCCCACGTAGGCACACATAATTGCTCGATGATTAGGTTCTGCCATTTTGAAAATGTTCTGTCACTTTTCGCAATATCTAAACGAAGACCAGGGCCTGTATTGCCCGAAGAATCCGTAACAAAAGAGTAAGGCAGAATGCCTCGGCTAATGTCTTGCTGAATTGCTTTTAAGAAACCAACAAAAGTTGGTGATGGACGATTTGATTGCAGGCTAGTAACGGATTCGCCGACATCAAGTGCGAGAATCTTACCGCCCATTTGAGTCGCTAAATTACCGAGGCCGTTAGACGGAGCGTAAGCACCTAGTTCGGTTGCCATGTTATCATCAATTTGTCCTCCTGCTTTATTGATAACTAAAGAAATGTCAGCAGATGCTTTCGCTCCTTGTTTTTCTAAGTTAAGTAGTTCCATCTCATCCTGTATATCGTTCCACGATGCAGCTAAGATTGGAACACCTCTAGCACCGCTGGCATATTCCATATCTACGATTTGCATCATTGCGTTAGCAGGAACTATTCTTGAAGTTCCGTCGGAACGATAAACTACAAAGCCAGTCAATTCACCGTAAGAACCAAAAATCATCCCGTCGTGAGAACCTGGTACTTCTTTTTCTGGTGGTACTGGATTACCAACGCGGTGGGCTTCAATTAATTGAAGTTTAGGTTGTCCACCGGCACTTCTTGCCTTCAGTGCAAACGAATCACCGTCTCTTGCAGAGCTGCGTAATAAGATACTCTGGGCCTGCCAGAAACTAAATCTATTTGTGATATCGCATTTGCGAGACCAATCATGAAAATACTGTTCGTAAAGTTTTGCGTTCTTGCAGTGAGACTGCGGACGGATACCGTCACCGATTGTATATTGCGTAAGGTCTCCGAGAATCTGACGAACCATACCGGAGTTCCGATCACCCCAACGAGTGCGACGCATCATCTCGACGCGGTCACGTGGGCTTAAGTCACGACGTTGGTCTTGGGCTACAGGTGCGTAAAGTTGCGCGCGCGTAGTTGAATAGCCGGTCATATTCCAACCACCTACACTTGCTTTTTTAGCAGGCGTAGATTTTTTAACTTTAGGTGCAGTTGGTTTGCGTGGCATAAATCAATTAGAAATCCTGTCTTCGGAATGAACCGCGTAATACCGTGTTTCGTTTTCCGTAGGTCTGAGGATCTAAAATTGATAATGCATATAAAGACTCTGCGAGCATATCTTTTGCGTTCATCGTGATTTGTTTTCCAAGCGATGTTCCAGAGTCGGAGTATGAAGTCGTTATTACTCCAGCAGTTATCAAAGAAATTGCTTTGGCTTTAATCGCCAAAAGTTCGTCCTCGTTCAGTCCTATGAATATGCCAGAAGCCATTTAATTTGCGTATTTTGTCAAATTGAACAGGTTGCCTAACCGTTTGCCCCTATGACGAAGTCCCAACAACGACACTAACAAGCGACTAGGCAACCTGCGAAGATTAGTTTGCTGGTGCTTCATCGGTTGTCAAATTAGTTTCTGAGGAGTCACGGCCTACAATGCCCCACCGCACAGCTGCGAGCAGGCAAAGGAGTTCACAGTCCCAAGCGTGGTTATCCTTTTTACCCTGTGGCATAATCCACATCGGCTTACCTGTTCGCTTATCTTTAACACGAACCTCGGCATTTAACTGCTCGATGTAATCAGGCAAGGAGTCTGAAGCGTAGGTATGCAAGCGACGTGATCGGAGGCCGTGAAGTAAATCTTTACCGGCTAAGTTACTCCAGACCACAAGCTCGCAACGGTTCTGTAAGCCTGGTACAAGGATGCGTTGCTTCTCCGAGTAGAATCTGCGGACAGTCACTCCATTTTTATCGGTGCTTGCGAAGTCATCGTTTCCAGAACCACGCGCACACTTCCAGCCTCGCTTGGTAGATTCGCGGTAGACCTCTTGCGTATTGTCACCCGAGTCTACGAAGACCATTGCCTTATGAACACCGTGCAGTTTAGCAAATTCTTCTAGGCCCTGCCAAGTATCGATACGAGCAAATGCCTTAAGCCGTGAGTGTCCCATTTTACCCCATCGCCGAACCACGACCCAGAAGTGTCCGCGTTGAACGTCGATTCCCATTGTGCGGAAAGGGATAGCACCTTTAGCGCCTTCGTCCTCGCGATCCATTACTTTACCCCTTGCGTTGATTACGGCTTCGCCTGCCCAGTCATCGTCGAGTTTATATTCACCGGCCTCGGGCGTTGTAATCATTGTACCACCTTCTTCGCTCCACGGAAGTGCTAATCTCTTTTGCTTAAAAATTCTGCGAGGTTCTTCGTCTCCGTAAGTGTCGCTAACTTCCTTTGCCTTCAGCATTAACACACCGAGTTCACCCCACGACATTGTTGCGAGCGAGTTCCAATGCAGTCCAATATGTCCTTTTGTTGAAGCAGTTTTTGTAGATACAAATTGACCGCCAGCATTTGCCTCTAATCGCACCGCATTATTATCCGCTAATTTTTTCGAGCAGTGAGCGCATTCGTAAGTCGTGCCTTCCGAAACTAATTTTAAGTCCCATGATCCCGTTGCTTTGGCTTCCTCGGGAAATCTAATTTGCTCCCATACCCACGGCTGAAGAAAACCGCAGTGAGGACATTTGAAGTTCCAATCTCGGCAGTCAGTGCCTTCGTGCAGGCTATGAAATTCTGAGCCAGCGTTTCCGCCCTGCGACATGAAGATTCTTTTACCGAGCCAACCGAACGCAGTTACACGCGCTGACAGTTCCGCCAAGTGTCCGTTAGGTGCGAGCCAGCATTCGTCCGCGATTGTGTAACGTAAAGACAAGCGTTGAAGATTTGCTTCATTCCAAATACCGCGTGAGTAAATCATCATTCGGTCGAAGTCTGCAATCGATGAACGGTCACTATCACCTTCCGTCATTCGTTCCTGAACAGGCGGGCAGTGTTTCCACAAGGGCCGACAATACCGGAGCATGAAGTCTTTGGCCTCAGTATCGTTAGCTTGTAGAATCATCATCGGGCCTGGAGCGTTGGCGATGACGTGACACGAAAACAAACGAGCGAATAAAGATTTACCAGATTGAATTGAAGCCAGCACCGTCATCATTCGAGTTTCAGGATCAGCTGCAATACGAAGGGCCTCCGCTATCCACGGTGTTCGGTCTGATCGAAACGGGCCGGGAATAGGCGAGTCAGGGATTGCGTACACATTACTCTCCAACCATTCGACGATGTCACCGCTATCCGATGGCTTCAGTGCTTCGCGTGCAATTAACAATAGTTCAGATTTATTCATCGTCTAATTGTTTTTTGATTTCTCGTTTGTATGCGCGCTTTCGCTTGTCGTTAAATGGTCGGGTTGGCTTAGGCATTCGTCGGCGGGGAAGTAATCGTAATGGTTTATTAACTGACTTCTTTCTCATATACTGCTAATCTCACTGCGAGTCTTACGCACCCAAGCCTCCAAAACTTTCACACTCTTCGCAGGGTTCTCGGGGTTACAACTTTCTGCACAATCAAGGGCTAACTTATCTAGCCTGGTTAAAACATCGCTGACGATTTGTAGCATCGCTTCTCGAGCTTCTGTAGCCTTGATAAAATCTTTTGCTAGGATTGAGCGTCGTTCTTGTTCTGCTTCCAAATGTAAAAGTTTTGTCAGCGATTGATTATACGCAGTCTGATACTTGCCCTGGTTAGGATCTCGTTCCCTTATTGCGTTCTCCCAGACTTCACCGGCTAAGTTAACTTTAATTCGGTGCAGTCTTATGCGTTCTGCAATCGAGCCATCGTCTAAAGTTTCGACCACGATTGGTGCTAGTCTGCGACGTTCATCTTCTCTGGCTTGTCTCCAATCCAATGCAGCTTGAATCGAGTCAGTAGGCATCCCGTCCTTTTTTAAAATTGTTATGCGTGCAACTGATACGCCAAGTGCTGACGCTATCTGTCCGTGAGTGGGTTTTTCGCTTGCCATATTGTCGACGCGGTAAATGCTATAAATGCCCCTAAATTATTTGCGTTTTTTCCCCGTGGTGGACAAGCCA